ATGACATTAAGTTCGTGTCAGCCGCAGAGGTTGCAGGCCAATGAACGTGGTCAAATGAGCTGGTCTCTTTTTGATGAAGTCGATTCCGGTCTCTTGAGATCCATCTCCTTGCCCTACACTTTGAGCAATGTTGGTAGTGGACAGCATGCCTAATGTGGTCGACGCCGTCCTCATGTCAACATTCGCAGGGTATGGAACATTGATCCTGTTGTAACGAGAAGCGTCTTCGTTTTGTCTTCTCTTTTCTGAGGGCAATGCACTCCTCACTTCTAACCCGGCACTCGAAGAACCACCGATACCTGACTGTGTAACCGTCGGACCGGACAGAATGACGTTTTCGAAATGACCCCAAAGAACAAAAGGGGCAGTACTATTGCCACTACCTCCCGCAAGTTTCGCATACGGGAAGATGAATGCAGCACCCAATCCCATATCTGAACCTGTGGACTTAACAGTGTGGAAAGGGTAAATGGACGTGAACGGAATGCGCAACTCAACGGAGGTCTGTTTCGCAATATCAATCTCTGCGTGGGGCAATTGCGAAATTTGCATCAAGTTGCACGAATGCATGCGGTAGAACGCCTGAACACTGGTATCCGTAAAATTGGACCCGCATGTCGGAAACCAAACAAGGAGGTATCTTCCACTTTGGAAACGAGTTGCGTTGACTTGCAACCTCAACACAATGTCTCCCCTCCAGAGCAAGTTTCCTGAAAATTTTGACTGTTTTTGGGCCGTGCCAATAAGGACCTTGTCCACCTCAATAGGCGCAGCAGGAATTCTCGTTGCGTCAGTGGTCGTAAGATTTCCTGTGGTGAGTCTGGTTGGCTTTCGAAAGAAATCGTGAAGCCGTTGGGATCCCGTGACAGTAACTGAGTTGATGATGGGAAGTCGTAAATTATCGACACCCGCTGTAATCGCTGCTGTGTCGGCATCATCGCGGACAATGGTCGTGGACGTTGAAGGCTCGATGCCAGGGGTCTGGGCATAGTTTCCGAGCTCATTGGTCGTTTCTTTGGTCGTGTTGGACATGAGTGTTTGACAAACCTTTTCGGGTACAAGTCTTAATGTCAATACACAAAGTGCTGGTTTTCGGACAAATCGGAATTCTTTTATGGACTTAATTTCATGTTGGTCCTCGCATTCCTCTTCAGTAGAGCAGGCTGTCGGCCTATTCACTCCAGGTTTTCCCCTTACCCTGAATGGGGGTGCCTTTTCACATGTGGAATATGGTCGAGTTGCAGGTGGTCTGAATGACCGTTTCCCACGACTCACTGTCCACAATGAAGTGTTTTCCGTAGAATGCACGCAACTTTGGCATCCACTCATCAAAAACCTCACGGCCGTGCAAAGACAATTCACGAACCGTGACATTCAAGTTTTGAATTGCAGTTGTCAAGTATGATGTATTTTGGGTCCACATACATTGTTCAATGACAACATCAAGGTCCAAAGGAGCAACCCATCTTGCAACATACTCATCATACCTGAACTTTCGTTTGATCAAAGAAACTTCCTCGAGGTGACGCATTTTTGTGTTCACTTCACCTTTCACATCTGAGGTAAGAATCATACCCATCTTGGACAACGTAACTGCTACGTTCGACTCGATAAACATCTCTTCCAAACCCTCACTAACTGCGAATGTGTTGTCGTCACCAATGACAATCAACACAACCAGCTTGAAGAACTCAGGGATCTTCGAGACATCACCACCATGTTGTTGAACATAATGGTAGCAAAACGAAGCCAAATTCATGTCCGAGTTTCCTGGGGCGGTTAGAGCGTTTCCACTCGGCCACCCAAATCCTTTGAGAACACCACCGACAACTGTCGCCCATTGCTCAATCACTCCTCCACGGATATGTTTTGATTGGAACAACATCTTTAGCACAGTGTGCCTGGCACGACATTCGTCTGCAGGAGCTCCCTCATAAAACTTATCGGTGCTACCCTTCAACGCGAGGCCAATAGCCTCATTGAGATGGCCGTCCCATCCTTGGTAGTCACCAGCACCACACCTCGGTTCATCACCGCATTTCACTTTCATCTGTTTGGCCAGAGAATCCCAATCCAAACTGTATGGATTGAGTCCAATGGCTGTCCCACTTTTAATGGGGCTTGCTTGTATAGACTCCATGTACGAACCAAAGAGCATTCGCATGACAATGGTCAGTTCAAGCGGTGACGCCGAAACTAGGCGTGACTTTCC